TCTCGGCGTTCGCCTCACGGGCGCCGAGTAGCATTACAGCCAGGTCGTCGTGTGTCGCCGGCCGTGTCCAGGATACGAGATCAGCCATACCGCAGCTCGTCGTAATCCATTTCAGGCTTCGGTGTCGCACCGACTGCCGTCCGTGACCGCAGCCTGGCACGTGGTCCGGCGTCGAGGCTGCCACCGTTCCCGGCGTAGACGACAGCATCGCCGCGGTCCGGTGATCGACCGAGCCGCTTGATGATGTCCTGTTTGCCCTCGACGTAGATCTTGGGCGGCTGACCCGGTCGCACGCTGTACGTCGGTGCTGTCAGGTCAGCCTGTAGTTTCGGATCCGGTGGCAGCGCGACCTCGAGACCGTAGTCCGGGTCGAGTGCCTCGCGCATCCGCCACCACATCTCCGATCGATGATTGTAGAACGCGAAGTTGCCGTCTCGTGTGTGCCCCGTCGCCTTCTCGGCGCCGTTCATGGCCTCATACGGCAGCCCTGCGTTCTTCAACGCTGTCTCTGCATCTGCCCCGATGCCGATGGTGTCTACCGCGACGATGGCGTCCTCTCGCAGCATACCGGCCGCCAGGACAGCAACACTCGGACCGTCCGGCGTGTCACGCCCTGGCACGACCGTGAGCTCGTCGAACCAGTTGCCGTGGCGTGGCGCGAAGACCGTGTCGTCTCGTCCGCCGCGCGCGACATCCAGGCCGATCGCTGACAACGGCTTGTTGTCCTTGCCGTTGTGCCACCGTTCGTTCGCAGCCAGCACCCAGGTCGTCGGTATCACCTGCCAGTCGTCGTCCTCACGGGCCGCCATGAAGTTACCGTCACGGATGGCCGATCGCAGCGGCTCCGGCATTGCATCGAGCGTCGCCTGGTATCCTGTATCGACCAGAAACGGGTTATCCGACAGTGCTGCCGGAATGAACGTCCGCGATCGAGGTATGTAGTCGACGTGATCGAACGTCTTGATGTCGTCAGGCCCGTCGACCTCGAGGTCCTTGCCGTCAGGATCCGTAATAAACCAACGGAGCTCGCCGTGTTCCGCAGGGTTTGTGTGCGTGATATCGAGCCACGGCCTGAACATGCCGATGACCCAGTCACCGGATGCGCTGATCGGCGGGTTCGATGCCATCACCGTCCTGACCCGCTGTCTCGACGTGCCGCCCAGTTCCTTGTCCGCTGCACGGTTCCAGCCCATCAGGAACCGGACCACGGGCTCAAGGAACTGACACGCCTCGTCGAACGCGATCAGGTCATGCGGGTTACCCTGCCAGGTCTCTGCCCGATCGAGCGACGCCGCGGCACCAAAATCGATGACACGATCGTCGTACTTGTACTGTGCCGGCGGCGCCGAGTTCAGCCCTTTGCGGCTGCCGGAGATCGCCACCACGCGTTCGATAAGGGCGCCTAGATCCGTGTATTGCGGCCGCAGTAACAGGCTGCGGCTATGCTCGGTGAGGGCAAGGCCGGCAATGAGATCCGTCTTGCCGCCGCCGCCCTGCCCGCCGTATAGCAGCAGGTCAGCATCGGAGTAGAATGCCTCGGTCTGCGGTCCCGGATTAGGGATCCAGGGCCGGTCACCGATAAGCGCCTTTGCTTCTTCGACGAGCTGGTCGACCTTGTCGTCATCGAGGCCGGTCAGCTTGTGCAGATAGGCATCAAGCGTCTGTTTCATTGGCGCCCTTCGCCAGGGCGAACGCGATCAATCTCGCCTTCTCGGCATCGGTTCGGGCATCGGCGACAGCGACAGCAGCGCGCATTTCGTGTTCTACGCGGTCACGCCACCGTTCCGGCTGTCTGTTCTTCAGCCAGAAAATCGCCGCCGTGTCGGATCCGTGAAACCGCTTGGTTATCACGGACGGCCCGTCACGTGTCATAACCTCTTCGTTGTAGTCGTAGCCCGCCGCGCGTCGTTGCAGCGCTTTCTCGACGACCTCCGTATCGTAGCGATCACGGCCTCTTTTTATGGCCTCGCAAAACTCAGGATGTTCGTTCTTCCAGCGATAGAGCGTCGCCTCGTCGATCTTCAGCGCGCCAGCGATCTCCGTGTCTTTCATGCCGATAAGACTGAAGTCCTCAACACGATGCACGAATTCGTCGCGATACTTGGTCGGGCGTCCGCCCTTGTTCTTTGTCGTTGTCATCAGCATTTCCACCGCCGGCGAGCCTGCCGTATGCGAGAGTTAGGGTTGTTACGGGTCTTGGCCGAGCTGCGTTTGAGCTGGCCGAGTGATCTGGCGCAATAGCTCTTGCGACGCTTCGCTGCCTTCGATCCCTTCTTCACCTTGCCGGTTACCGCTGTCTTCAGCTTCGAGCCAGGGTTGGCCTTGCGATAAGCTCGAACGCCCTTCTTCGTCATGCCCGCGCCGGCCTTGGTCTTACGGTAGTTGGCGCCCTTGCCCTTCGTGGTGCGCCGAATAGACTTCTGCGCCATTACTTGCGCTTACGCTTGCCCTTCGCCGTCTTGGCTGACGCACGGAATGCAGCCGCGGTCGGTGCGCCCTTGGAGCCAGGCTTACGCATACGCTCCTTCGAGCCGGCTTTGATTCTACGCCTTTGGGCTGCGATGTTGGCGTAGAGCCCAGGACGCTTTGCCATTACCTCGATCTCCTTGCGTTACTGGGGCGGCGCGCTGCTTTCACGGATTTCGTGGATCGCGCCGGCTTCTTCCTGCGTCCGTGTGACTTTACGAACGCAGCCTTGATTGATGTCGCCATTACATCCGGCGTGATTTCTTGCGTGCCGATGACTTTTTCATCGCAGTCGCTTTCTTCTTCTGCTTCTTGACCTTTTTCTTCATAGCCATGCCTTTGCCGTAATGTCCTGGCATCAAACGATCCTTCCTGTGCGGGGTTGAAAACGAGAAAGCCCCGCCGGGTGGGTCACGGCAGGGCTTTCTCAGGTAGATGGGGTCTGAGGAGAGAGTCCAGGGAGGACGCTAGGGTTCCCATCTAAGCAAATTCTACTAAATATTGGGTCCCAGTCAACCCCTAAACACAATATGTTGTGTTATTGCCAGGCGCGCTCCAATAGATCCAGTGCCGCCAGCAGTCGGCCGCGGACCTCGTGATGCGTGACACGGTGCACGCCCGACGAGGCACGGAGCGCGTGTTCGCGCAAGCTCATGCCGGATCCGACAACGTCCACGGTGACCGGCCACATGCTCGGCCCGAGGATGGCGCGCGCCTGGTCGATGCGCTTGCGGGCGTTCACCACCGATGCCGACATACGATCACTGTCGCCGCGGGCGCCATCAACCTTGTCGAGGTTCCAGCCCGACAACGCAAAATGCTCACGCAATGCCGCCGCCTCAAACGTCAGTGCAAAATCATGCGCCGCCGCATGCTGTCGATCCGTCACCAGTCCGCGGTCCAGCCAGCGTTCCACGAGATCGACCCGCCTGGCACGGTACACGCCGGCACGTGCCGTCTCCTCGATCCGGATGTTTTCTTGCTGGCGCGTCATATCGATGCCGCCGCGCCGATGGGGAAAAGGGGGCGGGGGACCCCACCCCTATAAACCCCTGATTTACGTGTCTTCCTTTTTACTACTAATTTCCAACCTCCATAGGTACCAAACCCCCAATCCTCCAATAGGGATCTAAGTGATTGAAAAATAATAAAAGGCGTCGGGGGCGTCTGGGGTGTTTTATTCATTGCATCACCGCCAGATTGAACGGCTGATCGCTGTTCGAGCGGATCTGGGCGATGACTTCGTCCCGACTAATATCCCAAATTTTGTTTTTCCATTCCCCTTTACCCCGCACGGCCCTGACTTCGTCGCGTTCTGTGTCGATCGTGACCCGGTATCCGTGCTTCGATCCGGGCTCAAGTGAGCCGATCATGCGCCAGATCCGACGTGCTGTGCTGCCAGGATTGTTCTCGATATTGTCAAAACCAAGCTGTCGCGCGACACGTTTCACGTGCCCCTGGAGCTGCTTTCGGGTCACGAGGTCGCCGGTCAGATTGTCCTGTAGATACTCCAGGATCTCCTCAGCCGGGGACCGCGATACCTCGATCATGACCTTCTTGGCATCCGTCATCGGAGGGATCGCAGGGTTGAATTGCGACACGTCGCGATGCTTCAGGTACCAGTACAGGCGCCGCGGCTCGAGCTCGTCACCGAGGGCCGCATGCAGCCTCTCGTAGTACTCGGTCGATGCCTTCTCGACGGCGTTCGTAAACACCGCGATGCGCCGATCGTCCTCCGGTATCGTCATCGCATCGGCGTGGTTCGAGAAGATCAGCGCGTTGAACCACATCGTGTCCTGGGAGGTTTTGCCGTACTTCGTATTCGCACGAAACTGCACCGGCGACGTATCGATGCGCTGCTTGAATGTCTCGTAGCTGGACCAGAAATCCTCACGTGTCACGTCCTTCGCCTCGTCGACGATGAGGAACTGGCACTCGGCCGCCCAGTCGTTATACGTGCGATCCGCTGACGTGCCCTTCCCGATGAGCTGCGCCAGCGTCGCGTGGCCGACGTGCCCCTCAAGCGCCTTCTGCAACATCAGG